TGCCGTACTTCCGCTGACAACGACTTTCCGTTGTGGTAAGAATATTGTCAAAGAAGCGAATGAATTAGTTTCAGACTTGAAGGCTAATCCTAAAAATATTGACGGTATCGTTAATCAAGAAGGTAATGTGTTGCAAGATTCACAAGCCGGTGATTTCGTTTTGTGTCGCACAAACAAACCTTTGATTCGTCTATTTTTTGAACTCTTCTTAAAGAAGAAAAAAGCGGTAATCAAAGGCTCTGACTTCGGACAAAGGATTGCTCAACTCGTGGAGAAATATGACAAGCGAGAAGATATGGTTGATGAATTAAATTATCAACTGAATAAATATCGCATGGAACTTATCGACCACGGCATTGTTGACTACGAAAAACACGGCGGTTATTCAGCACAGAAAGATTTTGTGGATTGTGTATTGCTAATTAATAAAACGATAACGAACATAATTCAATTGAAATCAAGAGTAAAAGAAATATTTTGTGACGATGAAAAAATTGGACAATTTTTAAATGATGCAATCATTCTATCAACAATACACAAATCTAAAGGGCTTGAAGCTGATCGGGTTTTCATTATTAAACCACAACTTCTTTCGGTTAAACAACCTTTAGAATGGATGGATAAGCAAGAGAGTAACTTAAAGTATGTAGCGATTACTCGTGCTAAAAAAGAATTGATTTATGATTATAGTTGGACAGATGAAAAAGATGAAAAACCTAAAAGCTAAAATAACGGCGACATTAATTGTGTTTACTTTTGTAGCTATCATTGCAGGTGGTGTTTTATTTCCAGAACATGCAGTAAGGATTGCCGGTTATATAGGAATTGCTGCAGGTCTATTTGTGGTGGGTGCGATGTTGTGTGCGCTGTGGCAATGGATATACGATTCCATAAAAGACGAAACCACTGTTTCCGAAGAAGCCAGTGGTTCCGATGATACGCAATATCCTGATTTTTACGATTAAAATTTTATAAATGAAAAATAAAAAATACATATATGGATTAGGTGATCCTCGCGACATAGGAATTGATCCAAAGACATTTTCTATATTTTTTCTAAAAGAGGATGATGTTATGGTTTCTAATGATGATTTATTATTTAAAGAAGTGCCTGAACGGTTTTCGAAACTAAGATACATCGGTGAGACAAAAAGCCCATTAGAGAGATTAATAGCACATATCAATGATGTGGGAAATAGTAAAAAACAAAAATGGGTTCGAGAACTTGTTGATGAAGGTGTGATTCCATATATGTTAATTTTGGATTCTTGTTCCAGAAATGAAAAGGGGTTAGAAGGATACTACATTATACGGCTTTTTAATTTAATTAAATTCGATATTTTAAATGTTGCGAACTTTCCGCTGACGTTTTACGAACAGATAGAAGCAGCCACATCCATCTTGGAACATAAGAATATGGAAGTTAATCACCAAGCAATTGCAAAAATGATAGGTGTTTCAGAAGCTAAGGTAATAAAATGTTTGGAAAAGAAGAGAATTTACAATTTTGATGCTTATGACGAAGATTATAATAAAGAGATGATGAACGAAATGAATCCAAACTCGATAGTTAATGATGATAGTGAAGCAGTATCTTTTTTAACTTCCTTAACTAAAACGAGTCAAATATGAGTCCAATTACGTCTTTTAACTATTGACATAATCATACCTTGAGAAACGTCGTATTCTTGAGCAAGTTTAGTGCTTGAATAAACCCGTGGAATGTATTTGGCCCTAATTTCAAGAACTTGTTGTTCGGTTAGTTTAACGTTTCCCGCTTTTTCACCAATAAATTTTTTTCTTCTACTTATTGATTGTTTTCTTCTTGTTTCAAGAGAAAGTGGTTTACCAAATTTACCATTCAAAGACCCATATTTACCAAACATTGGATTTTTTGAACCCTTCATTCTTTCAGATGCTGCCTTTTTTATTTCATCACTATAAATTGTAGAGGCAGAAATAAACGCTTCATTTAAAATATTATACCCAATTTCGTCAAGAAATGGTTTATGTTTTTGTAGATAATAATTTTCCCTTTCAACCTGAAACACTTTCGTTCCAAGATTTTCTTCTATAATTGAAAAAGAAAAACATTCACCACCATATTTATTCCAAGCCCGTTGGAGTTTTATATTGTGATGAATGTTCTTATTTAGTTCTCTCTTATGATCTCTGAATCTTCTTTTGTAACCAACGGTGCTTCCTATATAAATTTTGCCGTTGATTGTGTTTTGAATTTGATATATAAAAAATTGCCGCAAATCGTCAATAATTGAGGATACATCTGTAAGGCTGAATAGTTACAGTAACCATTTGTACAGCATCCGATTCCATTGTGTTGTTACCAAAATCTACGTTTGTAATCATAGCTTGTTCGATGAACCATTTTTGAACTTCTACACCCGTAGGGTCAAGACTCTTAATTAAGAGATTTTTCTTGTAACCTGCAGCGTAACCCATACGTCCAGTAAGAGATTCAGCATGTAATCGAACCCATTCCATTAATTGGGTGCTAGTTGATGGGCCAATGGTATCAATCAACTTGATTTCCATTTCGCTCCACTTATACTTACCAGCTACATAATTAGTTTCGTTAATGAAAGGAATTTCGACTGAGTTTATGGTCAATGTAGGTCTTTTAACTTCCTGTACTTTCCATACTTCAATTCCAACTTCTGTGGGGAACTCTAGGAAAAATCGATTCTCTCTTAACGGTTCGTAATCTAAAGGAATACCTCTTACTAATTCTGACATATCTTTTTTGTTTGAATAATTTTTATTCTGTTTTCATAAATACTTTAAAATTTAAATTTGGTCAGAAGGAATAAAAAAAGGGGCTGCAAATTTTGCAACCCCTTATACTATTCTAATCAATTAAGACTACTGAAGCGGGTCAGAGAAATATGTAAGACCATCGCAAAGAACTCTACCGAAGTATCTGTTCAATACCATTTTCTTAGCATAACGAGTCATGATACCACGGATCGGCTTGAAGTCGAACGGGTTGTACATAACCGGAGTTAATTGCATCGGCACGTAAGGTGCGTAGATGTAACCTGACTCAAGGATTGATGAACCTCTGTGACCAATCAACAAAGTGTTGGCAGGTGCATAAGGGTCACGGAACACTTGATATCTTCCGCTAAGGCTACCGATTTTTTCGATACCCATGTTATACTTATCTTGCTCAGGAGATGCATTAGATACGTGGAAGTATTCCAAGTCATCAAACACGGCAGAGATTTCAGGTGATACAACCAACCATGAAGCACCACCACGAAGGGTTGACTTATGGATTTGAGCACTAATCTGGTTGATTGTAGTGATCAAAGTTTGGTTCCAATCCTTCTGAGTACCGTAGTACGTAGTAGATTGTTTACGAAGACCGTTATAGTCCCAACGCTTCACCCAAGCTGCACCTCTACGCAAATCACGAAGGATTTCACGGTCGATTTCAGCAGCCATAGTTTCTGACAACAATGCTGTTAATTCAGATTCTGCGTCAATGTTATGGAATGCACTTACGTCTTGCGCAAGTTCAGGAGTCCACTGTGCTCTCATTTTACGAGTTTCAACAGACACGGTTACTTCATCAAGACCGAAAGTTACTTCAGCCATTTCTGAATCTTCTTCCAAATCAGAATAAGTTCTGTATTCGAAGAAGAAGGTAGGAGTTGCTGCTGTTAAAGCAGAACCATAACCATTTGCACCCGGATAAGTTAAGTCAATGTTCAACACTAACTGGCCTGAAGTGTTTACAACTGCTCTACCGTAGGTTTGAGTCTTAATGTTGTAAGGGATCGGGCTACCTGCTGCGATGTTCTCAGAGGTGTAAGGAGCTACAGTTGCGAAGGTTCTGTTTGAATAAATCTTCAATGACTGAAGGAATGATTCAGTGTCCATAGGAACACCTGCAGGGCCAACAAGTTTACCTTGTGAGGTAGTAGTGAAACCAGCTACAGTTGCGCTTACAACTTTATCGCCAGATGCATATGCAGGAGATACGGTACAAGTACCAGTAACTACAGTTGAAGCACCTTTTGAACGGTCGAAAAGCGAAGTACCTTCGTCACCGTATGAAGTTGCATAATAAGAATCGTAAAGGTTCTTAGACTCAAATTGAGTACGAGCAGAAGCAGCTAAAGTAGCAGCGTTGCTATATGCACCATCTGGTGATGAATGACGGTTATTTGCTCTACGGGTAGAAATCTTCGGGTTAATGAAGAACAATTTACCGATAGGTAAGTTAAGAGCCTGAACAGATACTAGATCGTTAGCAAGCAATTTCGAGAACACTCTTCTGATTACAGGGAATGCTACAGTTTCGAATGAACCATTTGATGCAGAATCCGTAGATTCGTTGATCATGTGTGATAACTGATTCTCATATAATTGAGCGCAGTTTTCTTTCACGTTGCCTTCAAGACCTTCAAGAAGACCAATTTTTTCCCAACGTTGAGTTACTACTTGACGTGTATCTCTTAGTTGTTTTAAGCCGATGTTACCTACATCGCCACTTTCCATTAAAAAACCCATTTTTGTGTTTTTGTTTGTTTTTATAATTATTATTATCTACGCTGTCTTTCAGTGTAGTTTATAATATTCTTCATTTTGTCGATGCTTTTTTCGAAAGCAGTTTTTTCGACGATTTTTGATTCAAGAATATTAGCAGATGATCCACCACCAACTGACTCAGTTATTTTCTTTTCGATAGATTCATCAAGTTTTTTCTTTGATGTTTTAAACTCTTCTAAAAGCGTTTTGTGAGTTGTATCAGATTCAGTGATGCTTGCCACATTTTTAAACTTGTTGATGATGTAAATTTTTTCGTCTTTTGTCAAAACGAGTTCTTCATTTACCAACAGGTTGTTTACATGGGCAATGTTCGTGTTGAATACAGCCATTTTTTTCATTTGATCCTTCATCTCATTGAGGGTCTTTTTGAAACCTTCGTTGATGCCAACCAAATCAGATTTTTCTTTCTTCATTGAGTTTAGCTTCTTGGTAAGTTCCCTTTGTTCCTTCAAGAGAGCAGAAATCTTTTTAGCTTTGTCCTCAGATTCTTTCTGAAGTGCAAGTCTAACTTTGTCTTTAGCATAGCTTTTCGCACCATCTATGCTTGGCTGTGATTCTTGGCCAGTGTGCTTGTTATGAGACAATGCGTGTCCATGACTTTCTTCAACTTGTTCCTCGTTCACGATTTCTTCGTCTTCTGCGATTGCTTTAACCGGGGCTGCTTTTGCAAGTTTGCCACCTTTTTTAGCAAGCACATGACCGTCTTTTACGCCTTCTGCAACTTCGTCTTCTGCGATCTGTTTTACAGGTGCAGCCTTCGCGAGTTTACCGCCTTTCTTGGCAAGTACGTGACCATCCTTCACTCCTTCGGCTACTTCATCTTCTGCGATCTGTTTTACAGGTGCAGCTTTTGCAAGTTTACCGCCTTTGGTAGCGAGTACGTGACCATCCTTTACGCCTTCTGCAATTGGTGCAGATTTTTCTGATTCGATTGCTTCTAACATTTTAGACATTTCTTCGTGCATTTGTTTAAGTTTACCAAAAGGATCATTGCTGTCTTCAGCAACTACTGGTTGATCCATCGCGTCTAGTTCATCGACCATTTCGCTCATGGAATCAATTTCCTTCTCGATATCTTTCACCTCAATATCATCGTCATAACCTTCACCATCTCTTACGATCTCAATTTCATCCAATGATAAATTATCATAGGCTTCTTCGATTTCGTCAATTGATGCTTGGGTCATATCGACTTTAGCGGGTTCAGACATCTCTTGATTGTTGTCCTGAAAGGACTCTTCTACCGACTCTTTTTCATCTGCCATAGTTGGCTCTTGTTGTTCGTCAGATTCGTTTATCTTATTTTTATTTTTAAGATGTTGTTCTACTAAATTTTCAAATTTGTCTGGCATAGAATTAGCCAATTCTTCCTTAGCTATTTCTTGAGCTTCTTTTAACACCATATCGTATTCGATAAGTGCTTCTTCAATAACTGTTTTCTTTACCTCAGACATATTGTAATTAACTTTATGTTTTTTTATAATAAATACATTGTTTTCCCAAAAAAGACATTTTAATCATATTTCTAATTAAAAATTTTTCTAATTAGACTTTTAAGAATTTAAAAAATTGTCTAATGCCGAAATTAATTTCTGTTCTTTCAGCATTGGTTTTGGAGTGACGATGTTCATTTCCTGAACAGCATCAGCACCGTTTTCATCATTAAATTTGGGGAATAAGTATGCTCCGGGCGTACTTGGAGAAGCAACAAGGTCAAAACATATCAATTCAAAGTCTTTCTGAACGATGTTTTTGCCTTTAACTTCCTGAAGCGACCCTACCCCTCTACTTGAAATACCTAACTTAATTCCTCTGCGAAGGTATTCAACTATTTTATCTCCAATCATACATACCTGACCATGATTAATGTAAGCAGGGGATGTTATGATTTCTAATTTACCGTAAAGAGTATTAGCATTGTCACCCTGACCCCACCACATATCTTTAATAATGTGTGAAATATTTTTCAAAGACACTACTGAACTTTCAGGATGATCGGCTTCACTTACTGCAGAATTATCCTTAACAGATTCCATATATTTTTGAACCTGTGGGTACAATACCTCTTGAGGATATATCCTTCCGTTACGGTTTTCAACTCCGTATTTTTGAAGAATACAATCCACCAAAATTTTACCACCTTTTAAAGAAGATGTTGTAAAACTTTCGTTCAAAACGTTTTCGAACAAGTTCTTATTGAAATCACTTACGTGTGACGCGATATAACCCGCATCTTCTTCTATAAGAATACCAAAACCAGTTTCACCCCTTCTTAATATTTTACTCATATTGAATAAATAGTTTTATTTTTTGGTTTGTTTGATTTTGTCCAATATCGTGCGTTCCAGAACATCTATTTGAGTTCTAATTTTATCCGCTTCTTCACTTATTTTATTGATGATGTTAGTGGTGTCTTGATCGTTAACCTTTTCTATCATTTCCAATACGTTCGTTACACCGTTAAGAATCTTCAAAGTTTCCTTTTCTGACTCTAAAAATTCCTTGTTACGTTGTTCCTCTCGATAGAGGGCTTTAATCTGCAATTCCTTATTATCTTTAATCTTTTCCTCATATTTTTTGAACAAAAATATGATCACACCCACCAAAATAAGGCATATTGATACTAGAAGTGCATTGACCACACTAGTCTCACTGGCTTGGGTAAAACCGTTCATTGCTTCATCTGAAATTTGGAGTAAAATTGTGTAAACCGTAAGCATGTTTTCTTTATTAATAAATAGTTTTAAGCCCAATTAACGCCCAACAATTTGAAAACATGACTATTTATTTTAAATCAGATTATCAGGGAACTATGAGTATTAGAGTTATCGATCCCAACGAAATAAATAACAACAGAAGAAATGGGGTTCCAGATTATTCTAAAATGTTCATCTTCGTTGAACTTCTAGCAAGCAGAAGAGAAAGTACGGTGTTGAATAAAAGAGGTACTGTTAGTAACGGAAATGTTGAAAAAGTTTTCGATAATCTGACCGTTAGCATGTTGGGATATAACCCCGAAACTCAGAGATTTACTAGTCGTTGGGGAGGTGTTTCTAGTGATGGAAATACAGAACCGCAGTACGAAGGTTTTGGGATAACTAGTATCAGAATCACAGTTAATAGCAGTTATATACCACAGGTCGAAATTGAGTTCACAGACACGAGAGGTTTGTCATTATTCAATTCAGGTAAAGACAGTCCATATTCTGTTTTGCACTCGTTTCCACCGCCATTATTTCAATTGACGGTTAAAGGAATTTACGGAGGTCAAATCACCTACGATCTCCATCTAGTAAAGCAAAATACCAGATTTGAAGGAAACACTGGCAATTTCCTAATTACTGCCAGTTTTGTAGGACGAACTTACGCTCCGTTGACAGACGTATTGTTTAAATATGCTGAAATAGCACCGTATTTACTTCAATCTACAGGTACAACCAGTGGCTCAAATGACGTGACTACTCCCACGAATACTCTTAGAGATTTCATTATAAAAAGTAAAAAACTTTACGAACAAATAGGTGAGATAAATGACAAGTCTGCAGACGTATCAACTAGAGAAAAACTTAAAAATAAATCAGATGGGTTAACATCGGTCTTTACTGATCTCGATGGCTTTCCGAACACGTTTCTAAATCTTACTGCAGGCGATGCTGATACTTCTTTGGTCAATAAGGGCTATGTATTCATGGAGAATAAAACTTCGTCAATTTCGGTAACTCAGGCTCAAAGTGAAGATGCGAACAATTCATCACCTGCCAACTCTGACCCTGTTCAATTTGAAAACGTAACTAACAAAATAGCCAAATATGATAAAGTTTTAAAGACATCATCAGTCGCAAAATCAACTGATAACGTTCCGATTATGAATCGCAACAAGTCCGTGAGACTTTTATTATCTTTTAAGGTGGGGAATGATGTCTCTTTAGAAACATATGTTAAAGATAGGTTAAGAAATATTAAGACTGCTTTAATTTCCAAGGCTAATCAATACTCAAATTCAACTATTGGGTCTGAAGATATTTCTGAAAACTTCAGAATATTCACAATTGAAAACGAGAAATACGTCGGAATGGATGTGAGTGATTTTACACAAAAAATAATTGTTCAACAGAGATCATACACTAAACAAGTCGATGACATCAATCTTAAATTGAAGGATAAAGTGGATGCATTGGTAGATTCGCAATTACAACAATTTAAACAGAAAGTTAGCGGCTCAGATGAAAGTGGATTCATACCGACCATAGGAAATATATTCAGAATCATCTGTGATGATGTGGATAAATTTTTCGATGTATTGAAAGAAACGGCTAGGCAGGCTGAAGGCCATCATGAAGCCAATAAATCGAAAATTTTCGACGCATTAAGTCATACTTTAAAAAATAGTGACGTTAAAAAGATTTATCCTTTTCCTGTTTATACTGAAGAAATAGTTGAAAATAACACAAAAAAACGCTCAAAGGCATATCCGGGAAGACTACCTATTAACCCTGAGTTTCCAGAAGTTAGGATGGTTGAGAATTTTGTAAATGCGTTTATCACGCTAAAACAACAAGAAAAAATTATTGATTTAAGACAACAAGAGGACGAAAGCGGTAATAAGAAATGGATTCCGTTGAGTCCAATAGATTCTCTTTTAGGTAATGAAGTGAATACAAATTCACCATATTTTGGTCTAAAAGATGATCCGGGTATTGATCAGTTTTTTCAGATATTTCATGATCGTTTTATTGCTTATAGTCAATATTTTTTCGCTTCTTCATTCTATGAACAGAAGACTTTTTTTGGTTTGTTTAAACGAAGCAATAAAGCAGGTATTAACTACGACACAATTCGTCAGCTAATTTTAGATGCTGAAGTATTAAACATCACTAATTCTCTGGACAATCCTAAGACTACAAATGCTATTAAAGAACTAGCCAAACGTTTTGCTGCTGACCCGAATTTATTTTATCAAGAATTGACACGTAGAAACATTGGTCTATCCAACCCTAATCAACTCACGATTAATGGGGTAAATATCTACAAAAATAAAGCATTCGCTGATGTGGCTGATAATGATTCAATCAAAATTGTTGATGGTAGCGTTTTAACGGAGCGAATTTCTGTGGGTGACACTAGTGATCCAATCAATGTTTTTTTAGATTCAAATAAAAGTTATATTGAAATTTTTGATAAGAAAAACAAGCCTAGAAAGTTTACTTCTGACAACGTGATTTTTTACAATGATGCTGAAAGAGGTGATGATTTTAAAACAAATTATTTACAACCTATTGCTTTAGATGAAATTGATAATATTACGTCTTCAATGCTCGAACGTTATAGAGTTTTATATACGTTGTTTGATGCTCCTATAAATGTGATATTAAATAAGCCTGATAGTGTATATGATGAATTTGCCAAAGCATTTTTTATAGCTAGTAATTACACACAAAATAGTATTGCCCAAAATGTTTTTTGGGGAATCCCTTCGGCTTTAAAATTACCACAGTTTGTATTGATTTACTTAGGTGGTTATATCTACCATTACGCTAACGGTAATGTCAATGCTGAAAATCAAGCAACTCAATTATTCGCTGAATTTTTTAATTTAACCCTTAAACATCAGTCTGGTTTAATTAGTCAGGCTATGCAAGGCACTGAAAAATTACGTTATTTATTCATCAGCGAGAACCCCGCTAAAAGTAATGAACATGATTTCATTGTAGATGAACTGATTCCTAATCTAACCGAAGCCGATAAAACCGTTTTAATTACTCAATTTTTAAATTTTGTAAATGGTGTTGGAGATGATGATATACAATCAGACTTCGATAGATTAATATCGTCATTAAAAGTTATCATTAACGAGAATATCAGTAAGCAACCTTTAGATGCTACTGTTGACGGTGCTTATGCGCAAGTTATTAATAGCGATAAATACAAGGGTTATGATTTGGCATTTAATTCTGCATCGTTTAGAGAAACACAATTTGAAAACACTCTGATGTTGGAAAAGGGGTTGATAGTTTTCGGGGAAAATGCATTTACAGATAATAATCAAACGACATTCTTAACTCTACCACAAATAAATGCACTTGACGCTGATCATGCTCAGATTAATAACACATTTTTTTCCACTTTCTTTAGAAAACTTGAAAGCAATCTAACTAGAGTTGAAGTCGATAGAGTTGAGACAGCAGCGAAGTCACAATCCAGACTAAACGATGATGATGTTAAAAATCAATGTTATTATTCATTTAAATCCATTTATGACAAATGGCTTGCTGGTGGAATGTTTGCTGATGACGGTTATATCCTAAATAATCGTTTTGGTGGATCATTATTCGATAGTTTTGTGTTTGTTGATAGAGCCTTTAACGACATTAGTGATAAATGTATTATAGATTTCAGACCTCTTATCGAATCGGCTGACGATTATGATATTAGCGTATTCACAATGATATCTCGACTTCTGGCCCATAACAATTTCGAATTCTTCCCCTTACAAAATTTCATGGCATTCAAGGATGATGAATGGGAGAGAATATTTGAAACTATAGATAATCTTGAGCCGACTCAAAGACCTATGTTCGTATGTATGTATGTTGGTGGTAGTTCAAGCCAATTGAATGATGCTAACAGTGATTATAAAGACGATAGTTTCAACTTAGACGAAAATAGTAGTTTACCTGTAGATTTCAATAACAACAACTCAGGGGTAAATGCAGTACGAGCGTTCAGAGTCCGTTACGGTGCTCAAAATCAATCATATTTCAAAGATATAATCTTAGATACTGTTGAACACAAAGACACAAATGAAAGTTTAGTGATTTTATCTCAAATCGCGGCTGATCAGAGTGAATCTGCTCCTGTAGGGAAGGCTCAAAATTTGTTCAATGTTTATGAGGGTCGAAGTTATACCTGTACTGTGAAAATGCTTGGTGATGCAATGATTCAACCAACTCAATATTTCCAATTAGAAGGTATACCCATGTTCTCTGGTGCATACATGATAATTGAGGTAACTCATGAGATACGACCAAACACAATGGAAACCTCTTTTAAAGGGGTTAGAATGTTAGCCTATCCAGCACCCATCGTAACAGAGATCGCCACTGTATCGGCCTTCTTAGGCGCACAGAACAGAATTACCCAAGATATAACGGGATCACCGACAATAGTACCTTCTCCAAATTCAAATAGAATCGGGAATGGTACGAAAGGTTCAGAATACGTTCCGAATCCAAGTGCAATTGACCCGGTATTACCAGATTCATTATTAAAAATAAGTCCGTAAATTTTATGGCATATAAAGCATTAAGTAGTAAAGGAAAAGCCTATATTAAGAAGTTTACTGACAATGATCAGAATTATCTTTTATCTGGAAAATTTAAATGGGGTCTGCCAAATAGCACAATTTCTAAACAAGACATTATTTTTACAGCTAATATTTTATCTGATGGAATAAATGTAAATACCAATCGATTGTTGGGTCAGTACATCATAAAATGGGTAGATAAGTATAGTAGATTGTATGAACTTGATGCTAATATTATAGCAGCGCAGATAAGTGCAGAAGCTGCAGGTACAATATCAGGTGTAGGATTTAAAAGATATGTTGCCTTCGCATATTCAAATACAGGAGCGATGGGAATTTCGCAATTCACAGCTAATACTGTTTGGACAATCATTTATGAAAAAAATAAAAGATTTACAATTGACAAAAGGTTAAACACTACTGAAATTGCCGCATTAACACTAAATTTATCAGGTGATAAGCAAAAACTTGATGATTTCAACTCAAGCACGAATCGCAGACAGCTTCATCAGAATATCATTAACAACCCTCAAATTCTGATTAAAATGCAATGTATGTTGATGTCATATATTGGGAAAAACAATAAGAATTTGGCATCAAGTACATTATACTGCTACAATCGCGGTTCAGAGATTAAATCCAGTTCATATTTAGAGGCGATAAGAAAAACAACGCTACCAATTAAGGAAGGCTTAACATATGTTAAAACAATATTTACTTTCTTAGTGAATGATTTTGGTTATCCACAGGCTATTCTCGAAGCGTTGATTGCGGAGGAAAATGGTATTGTAGCCATGACCAATGAACAAGTTAATCCTAAACTACAAAAACTAGACGCATCTCAACAGAAGTTTATTAATGAACTTCACTATAAATTGAGAGTAACTTTCACTAGATTCATTATCGAGATTCAGGAAAATACTGGATGGAAAGTGATTATCACATCTGGTTATAGAAGTTTTCAGAAACAAATTGAGTTACAACAAGAGGATGACCGCAATGCCGACCCCGGAAGAAGTCACCATAACTATGGTTTAGGTATTGACATTAACTTAGTAAAGGGGGATAAAATACTTCGTAAAGCCTCGCCACGTGAGGAATGGGAAGCCAGTGGAGCAATCAATATAGCGAAAGCACTAGGATTCTCGTGGGGTGGTGATTTCGTAAATTATTACGACCCGGTTCACTTCGATTTAAAAGACGTATACCCGATTGATAAATTGGTTGAAAATGCTAACCAAGTAGCAAATAATGATTTGACTAAAGTTCAAGGAAACAAAGTGCCTTTATTTGGTTGAGAAACCGTTCTTGTTTAGATTGTGGAGTTGAACCATATCTTTAGCAGACGATTTTTCATTGAATTCCATTCTCTCAATTTTAAGCATTGAATTCTTAATTCTGTCTTGAACCGCTTGAGAAGCGGATTCTAAAGATCGTTGCAACTTTTCATAGGTTTCATTTTTCAATGATTCAAAAAGTTCTTTTTTGGCTTGATTATTTGGATTCACTAGTACTGATAGTAATTTTTTATCGTCTTCATTCAAATGAGAATATTTCTCGTTGAATTTCTTAATTGCGTTTTTAACTATAGTTTCCTTTAACGAAACTTTCAAATTTGAAAGTTTTGATTTACCTGTTTCACCTTTCGGCAGTTTGATATGCTCTAGTACAATTTCATACGCTTCATGGAGAGAGTCTACATTGGGAATTTCTTTAGCGTCAAAAGCCAATGATTCGTATAATAATGTATCAATAGCATTTAAGACTTTTGAATTAGATGGTTTAAAATTTTTATGTATTTTAGGTTCGAAAATTCCTAGTTTAGCGTGAGATGCTTTGAAATCCGCTTTAGTAAACATTTTAAAAAGATTTAAATTTTCGTCGATATATCTAACCGCTGAATTCTCTGCAGATGCACTAATATGCTTATTCAAGAGATTTTTGTAGATGATGTTTTCTACCTGTAAAAGCGGATCGTTTTTAACAGTTTCAAAAAAAGAAATGTAATCAGAATTGTTCAATTCATCATTTTTATCTAAAGATTCGGTCAATTTGTTAAACAAACCTGCTTTTAAAATACCAAAATTAATTCTGCTCATTTTATAGAGTTTTTTATAAATACTATTTAAATATTAAGAATTGTCACTTTTTGAGTTTTCATTCAAAGTATTTAGTTGGTCTTTAAGCAAATCCTCCTGTAATCTTAGGAATGTACCGTAATCTTCATCACTCTCTTCCTCATACACATTCTCAGGTATGTCGGTTTTAAAAGTAATGTTATTTTGTAAATTCTTCTCAAGAGATTCTATTAATTGGAAAGCCCTTTCGTTCAAACTTTTATTCTCAGAAGAAATTTTGTCTGAAATCTCAGTGGTTGATTTCTTCTCACCGTTTAATAGAGTTTCAAACTGATTCATTAATTCATCTAAACGTTGATTCTTTTTGTTATTGAATGCTTCGGCTTGATTGCCCATTGCTCCACCAGTAGGTGCGCCTCCACCCATATCACCGCCCATATCAGGCATACCACCGCCTCCACCACCAAGGTCAATACCACCTAAACCACTACCACCTTCACCGCCCGGAGGTGGTGAATTTTGGGCTATTTTATCAGCAACTTGTGCAGGGTCAATACCACCAAACTTCTTATCAACATCATCAAAAATTCCAGTTTGTTTGATGTAGAACGGCGTATTTTGCAATTCCTGAGAAATAGCCTTCTCGATACGTTGCATTTTAATGTCTTCCATGATTTCACGATCAGACATGTTGAAAATGTTACGCATACAATAAGTATGAGAGAAAGCGGCAATACTCGAACTGTCTGAAGAAGTCAATTCTTTATAAACACGTGCTTTCAATTCCAACAACTCCATACGCAATATTTCAGATTGTGTAGAAGGGTTGGTTAAGGTAATTTTAAAATCACTTAATTCATCACCTCTAAAACCAAGGTAGTAAAGATGAATCATAGCCATTTTATTCAATTCCTGAATCAATGACTGTTGAATAGTATTAATTTTTTTAGAGAAACGCACATCGAACTGTGCCATGTTTTTACCTTCACCACCGGCACTCTGATAGCTAAGGAATGGTCTAGGAATACCAAGACCCATAAACATGTTATCTCTTAAATACTCAATATCGTGGATAGCATCAAGGTTCTGTGCACCGGGTAGGGTATCTATAACAGTACCCATGTTTTCACCACGAACCGGGATAAAAATATCTTCATCATTACCTGCAATATTGAATTGGTAATTTATCTGACCGTTTGATGGAGTAACCTGTTGCGCTTTCTTTATACCTGTAATAACTCTATCAACATACGATTGGATATCTGCTTCATCCATGTTACCCACTGGAATTTTGAATACACGTTTTTCACCTGCACGTAAAATTCTGTATGTAAGCATGGCATCTTCAGCCATAACCAATTGACGGAACACACGTCTTATTTTATTAAGAACTGAGGAACCGTAAGGTTGGTATTTGTCATCGCCTAAAATTCTGAAGTGAGCAATTTCAATATTTTGGAATTCAGTAGCGTTATCTTTGAGTTTGAATTTAGTTGTTAACTTGCCATTCTCAAAAACGTCCTTACGTTCCATCGCATGGTTCACTAACTGTTTTACGTACATGATACCCTTACCGCGCTCACCGTATAGGTAAAGAAAATCATCACCGTATTTACAAAGATTTCGTGTCCAGAAAGGTAAGTTTACATTGACGTTTAATGTACCGTAGAACAAATCTTCAAGATGGCCTTTAATCCTATCCTTTGAGGAATAGATATTCAACATTTTACCATTATGACCGATGGTTGTAGCTTCATCACGCAAAAGATCAAGACCTTGTGCAATCAATGGGTAGAATTCCATACCTTCATAATCCATGAAGGCTGTTAATCTAGTAGCCTCAAACTGCATGGCTTTTTGGAAGCTATGCTCCTGCACCTTACCGAAATTTTTCGATAAGAAATCTTTTTGTTGCAGTTCTAAGGCTTTGGCTCTGAGTTGATCAGGGTTATCACCTTTTAAAATAATCTTTTCTTGTTCTTGACCATTATTCGAGCCTTTCAATTTCGATGTGCTATAACCATCAAAGTTCAAAAAAGATGTTAGTTCCTGATATATTGTTCTATTTTCTGCCATTAATTCAATGTGAGTCTATAATTATAAATACGTAGAATCCAACCATTTTTTTGATTTTACCTAAATGGCTTTGATTCATAGTACTGTCTTTCAGCATCGTCTCTCGATATGCCTTGAGATTGCATTAAATGCTGAATGTATGTTTGCTTATCGCTGAAAAGCCAACTATTAGCAGCCCGTGGGTCTGCACCTCTCATGTAATAACTTTCTTGATTTGGTTGTTTGATAACTCGGCTAATTGCACCTGAATTATTATTCACTTTGGTCATAGCCTCTAAAAGAGCCTTGGTTTTACTAATTGACTCCTGTGCCACGTCTAAATCATATGCGACAGCGTATAGGGCTATTGTTGTACCGAAAATGGCATCGTCATGAGTAGTACGGGTGTGATCGGCTAGTTTATTGGGATTTTTATCTGTTTGGAAAGTTTCCAATTCTTTAACCATCCTAGAGGAACGAACGGTTAAATCCCTCATGCGCAGTGCACGTTCAAGTTCTAAAAGCATCGCAGGTCTGTTTTGACCCGTTATAACCAAACCGGGGTGTTTCTCAACTTCTTTGTATTGACCCTGCTTTTCAATAGCCATGTTTTTTGCATAGCCACTGAGCATGTCCTTCATTCCTTTATTACCAATCTCACTGTAATAGAAATTGTCATAACCCAATTCCTTCATTTTATCTACAGTACCACTACCGTAACCACCTGTAATATCGACAACAGCGTATGCGGTGTTATATAATCTACCGTAATGGAATGCGATATGGGCTAGTTCTTGAGGTGTCTTCTTCCCGTGGTATTCGGCTACCTGTTCAGATAGTCGTCTTTTTCGTTTTCTTTGTTTTGTAACACCTAAACTATTAGTAGAAGTGACAATTTCTTCTCGGATATTAACTTTTAAAATTGAAATACTGGCACTATCGTCTGAATTTCCTTTACAAGCATCCACGCCCATTACATATATGACATCTGGTATGGGGTCTTCCCAAATCCACATGTTATGGTCGGTGTATTCTTTTCTAATTGGTTCTTTGACAGTGTTTTCTTTGGCATACATTATATTGTCTTCACCAACGAAGTTGTCACCTGAGCCAAGGAAAGAGCACAGCATTTCTTGCGCTAACTGACGTTCATTTCCGTTGTATGTCAATTTGTTTTCTTCAAACCAAGTACTTGTAGGTTTGAAACCATCATCGACTAATTGCTTTCTTTTTTGTTTAGAGAAATCTTCGTCTTTAATTCGGAATTCATTAGTTGTTCCTGCCCCTTTTACCCATTCCAAATCACTTAAACCAGTTTCCTTGTTTCTGACATAACGGGGATCGTTATACCACCATAATTCAATTGCATTGAATTTATTACCCGGTGCTTTTGTGAAAGCCTCATAAAATACAGGATCAAGACCGTTAGGTGTAGATACGAAGATGGCACCACCACCAGTTTGTAAGGTAGGTCGTGCAGATTCCCAAAACTTTTCACCACGTTCTGCCCATGCAGCTTCATCCCAAAAAATAAGTGTAGGTGTAAGACCACGAAGGGTACTTGGTGCAAAAGCCTTAATTTCTCGACCACCATTAAATTTCTTGTGACCTGCAGCATCTTTTAAAACTTTCTTTTTCTTACCGCTATCATCTTCATTATCAGGTTGAAGATATTCAGGACATTGACCGATAAAGTCGATGATATCAGACATTAATTCATCACGAGCAGTTTCCAATTTGTTTGCTACAACAGCAACTTTAGCGTGTTCAGTAAACATTACATACCATGTGATATACGCACAGGTTGTAGTTGAAATTCCAGCCTGACGATATTTATTGGCTACGTTGAAACGATGTGTCCTATAAGACTCAATTAAATCTTTTTGAAATTCAAAGAGTTTGAATGGTACAATTGCATTTTTAGTTTGGTCAAAAATTGTAAGGTAGGTTTCAATGAAGTAGATAGGATCAATAGCACATCTTAAAAATTCAGCAGTTTTTTCTTCTTTAGTAAGATCAGTTTCTTTTTTAGTTTCACCTCCAAGAGTAGAGATGTATCTTACGGTGTTATTGCTTTGCTCACGGAGTAGTTTGGCAAGTCTTCTTGATTCTTCCTTTTTCTTTTCTAAATCAACATTTATGAAAACATCTAATGGTTCTTCACCATTGATAGGAACATTTAAATTAGGATCGTCTATAGACATCTAAAAATATTATGTCTATAAATAGTTGATTTACAAAATTTTATAATTTGTAAAGAAATTTTCGCTCGTCGATGAACAATTTGATAAGAATTCCACACATTATATTGGCTTCATTCTCAAGATGACCACCAATGTTTTGAGGGTTTGCCGGGATTTCGTCTTCTTCGTTTTGTTTCTGATGCTGAAGTTCGTGGGCGATACTTCTCAGAATGTCAACCAATGACCTTCCTTCGTAGAGTATTTTCATCTTATATTCGTTGATGAAATACATTCCAGTTGAACTTAACTGGTCATAGGATTTATCGACTAGAACGATGTGGATTGGAGTGTTAATTCCGATGTGTTTGGCTGCAAAATTTGAAAATTGGTTTATATAGAATAGATATTTAGGATCAACATCCATCCCTGCCATTTTTCTAATTGTGACTTTATTCTGCAACTTGTTTGTTAAATTTTATCTTATTAGCGTGAGTAAATTCGTTTGACTTTGCTTGAAAAATGACTTCCCTTTTGTAAAGTTTATTTTCCACGTCTTTGAATGATTCACCAAAGTGAAAAACTAAAACATCATCATAATCAATATCATAATCATTTTCGTACTCTTCGTCTTCGAAAGCGATGGCGTGAATTCTATAATAACCGTCCTGATACTTTCTGTCGTTTAATTCATGAAGACAAATCAATCTAAAGTAATCAGTCTTAAAACCAACTACTAAATCGATATCTTCTTTATCAGGGGGATTGGCGTTGTCCTTAGCAGGTAAATGCCAATTTAAATCCTTAGCCTTTTCACTGAGGTCATCAGGATTGGTTGAAAATATAAACTCATATATGCCCTCACCTTTGACGTTCTGTCCGTTCTTGAGAACATATATGAGTTTTAACCCATTAGTATCCATGTACTTTATGATCTTTTCTTAATCTCGTCTTCGATATACTTGTCAATTAATTTCAAAAGAGCAGAATCTTTAGATTCATTTAACAATGGTTGTTTCAAACCCATCTTTTCTTCGATTCTTCTTTTAACAACTTTTCTAAGTTTACCTTCGTGTGTTTCGTTAACTGTAAGATTTACCACGTTAGCGTTCAAATCAACAGTCAAACTTTTCTTACCAGAACCACCCGGAACACCAGCACCTAACACATCGTGTGCAGGAGCGATTGATTGAGGGCCAGCAGGCATTTCAGCAGGGTTACGAGCACCAGTTGGGAATTGAGGAACTTCTTCACCTGCAGGTTCTTCAGCAGGAATCTCACCAGTTACATCTTCTAAGCCAGCTTCGTCTTCACCGCCTTCAATACCAGCATCAGCACCAAGTTCTTCTTCACCACCTTCAATACCAGCATCAGCACCAAGTTCTTCTTCACCACCTTCTGCATCGAGTTCGTCTTCACCTTCACCATCTTCACCCATGCTTCCACTATCCATAGCCATAGGCTCTTCAGAACCGTATTGAGCAGAACCTTCACCTAAGCCTCTAGCTTGAGTCGCATAGTCACCATAACCACATTCTGCAAGTTCTGATACTATTTCGTCATTCATATATTCAGCCAACCCTTGTACATCGGCTTCTTCACCATTACCGTCCATTTTGTTAAAGTAGGAATTCATAATCCCAACCATTTCCATCATAGACATTGCTTGAGTGTTTGCAGGATCATATCCCATTTCTTGGATATGTGCTTTGAAACCTGACATTGATTCTTCACCAAGTTTAGGTTGTTCATCACCAAGACCGGCATCGTCGCCCAGACCTGCTTCAGCACCTTCGATATCGCCTTCACCAGATTCTTCGCCGCCTTCTTCACCTTTCATTATTTTATTAGCAACTTCTTTCTTTTCAACATCATCCAATCCAGAGATTGCACCTTTGTATCCGGCAAGAATTTGTTTCAATTGTCCAACAGTGTCTTCAGGAGTTAGCTCAACTGAACTTGCAAGTTGTTGAATTTTACCAACAATCTTTTTAAGTTCAACTTTTTCTGCGTCACCACCTTCTTCCCCTGCATCTGCGCCCATATCTTCAGCACCTGCATCAGCACCACCTAAATCACCAGCAGCGTCTTCAGCACCACCAAGATCAGCAGCACCAGCATCAGCACCCATATCAGCACTTGCATCAGGAGCACCACCCATGTCAGGAGCACCTGCATCGGCACCACCTAAATCAGCAGCAGCATCTTCAGCACCACCAAGGTCTGCACTTGCATCCGCAGCAGGTTCTGATTTTTCTGCGCTTGCAGCAGCGTCTAAATCATCGATTTTTTCTGCAGCCGCATCTATATCTGATTTTTCATCACCGCTGTCAGATTCAGGTTCAGCACCTGCGTCATCTACGGCAACTTCATCTTCCGGTTTTTCTTCTTCACCGAATTCTTCGTTAATTGCCTTACCTTCATTGAGGTTTATTAATCTGGTTTTAGCGTTGTCTGCTTTCAGACTAGCCATCCCTTCATTAATATTTTTCAAATAAAAGTTTCTATTTTTATCAGCCTCAGAAACACTCTTGTACTGGTAGTTAAGTTTGTTTTCTAAACCACCAATGAAAGTGAAATCGGCCACATTCAAAGTATTGTCTTGTTTGTTCGATACTTTGATGTAATAGTGGTGATTCTCTTTGATGATAGCGTAAGCTGAACCGTTACCGGCTCTCTTGTAATCTATTAGATCGCAGTTTTTTAGACCTTCATTAATTGGCTGATGGATATCTGCCAATTGTCTCATTCTTTGATAGAACTGCTCTTTATTAGACTCAGTTATGTTTCTTTTTGCCATTTTTCTTTGATTTTAAAGCAATTAAATAATTGGTTTTGCTATACTTTTTTATAAATACTCTATTTTCTTAGAAATTCACTTTTTTACTATCTCAGTGCAACAAATTTGGAATCTTATCGTATATTGGGGAAAATTCAAATTAGATATATGAGAATCCTCCTAATAGCCCTGTTTACCCTGACTATTTCCTTTACCAATGCACAATTGGTTAATGATATTCAGAAGAATGAAAAACGCCTAGCCTTGTTGAAGGCATATGACGAAGAACGGGTCATTAAAATAATGGGTCGGAAGTATCAAGTTCTGGACGTGAACTACTTTTTCATCGACAATACGAAACAAAGTTTTGATGGCGTTTATACCGAGTATAAATGGGCTTCAAAAGATGGATTTCTAATTGGAAAAGATTCGCTCAATTTAAGTGAAATTAGGGTTCGAAATCTTAAGACCAAAAAGATGGCAACATTCCGCTATATCGAACTTATTAAATACGAAGTTGAGTTTTTAAAACGCAGAGTAAGGGGATGAAAAACAATCTAAAAGAACCATGTGTTGAATGCCCATTTCGT